GGATACCTGCCGCCCACAAATGTGGCGTACTGGTAAGCAACTAGGGTAACAGTGAGATTCAAACCGGCTGTTTGATCCATTCTAACCATTGCTGGTGATCCGGCATCTTCGAATAGAAGCATGTCAGCGCGTCGCACTACATAAACTTCATCTTCGTCTGAACCTGAACCTGCTGCATCTATGACGTTAGCGTCAGTTACTACAGGGATACCGGCGATTTGTGTGCCAGTATTTCCATATCCACTCACTGGGCCTATACCCATAGCGTTTTGTGGTACGCCTGCCTGTGGCAATACAAGAGGTCGGTTAGAACTATCTACCGCTGCTTGCAACCATGCTAAACGGCGCGGGTGCATGACGATAAGGTCAGCGCCTGCGTATCGGTTGCTATTAACTTTTTGTATAGCGTCGATAAGTTTAGGGTAGAACTCTGCAACGGTTGGCGAACCATCTGTATAAGTAACAGTGTTCACGCCTGAAATGTTGCGTAATCCTAATAGCTGACCTGATGAACCTGAACCATTAAGTGTTTGGTTGTCTAGTTGTGCGGACATCGCACCCATCATGTCGGCGGCGATAAGGGCGTCTACGCCTGTGCCACGTTCCACGCTTTGGCGGGATACTTGTTGCCCTGCGGCAATAGTCCGTACGTCAGCGGTTAAAAGAGTGTCGTCAATATCTGTTTCAGATACTGCGGCGTTTTCTGATGCCTGAATAGCGGCGCTTGAACCTGTGGTTACACGGCTGATGTTTATAGTCATGCCGTCGCTAGGTAGCGGTAGGTTCGTGCATTGGTCAGCAAATGGCCGGCCTGCTCTCGCTAGGTCTGCGGCTAATTGTGTCAAATACTGCGGTACGACCAAACCGGCATAACTGGCGGTTGTTCCGTCGCGGTGTTCGATATCCATTTCTTGACGGTGGCGGCGGATCCTATCAGATGCGTCGATATCGCCATTGAATTGGCTGTTGTACATATCTTGAAAGAAGCCGGCGCTGCGGTTTTCTTCAGAATAGGTAAGTGGTTCGTTAGTGACTACAACGCCGCCCACTGCGCGGGTTTCGTTGTTGTCGTCTGTTGCTTGCACTTCAGCACGCAACTTAGCAGCCTCAAGATTAGATACCTGAACGGCGCGTAGCTCTGCGATTCGGGTGTCTAGTTCTTCTGCTCTAGTTGCGAGATCATGCAAGTTAGTGTTTTCAGTTTCGGTAAGGTCACGTTCTTCATCAGCTGCGCGGGTCACTATGCCCTGTTGCGCTTGGCTGATTCCGTCGCGTTCCTCGACCAACTGGTCAAGTAACTTCATAGTTTTTTTCTCCAAAATAGGTTTAATGTTTTCCTGCTTCGGGTGCTATCGGGTGGCTGATCTACCGGCGCGAATAGCGGCGCGTTGCGTTACTCCACTTTACAATTTTTTGATAGCGGTTACAAGTATTAAAAAAGGGCCGGCTAGTTTCCCAACAACCGGCCCCCCTTTAACTCCCGTAGGGAAGATTTAAGCGTTTATGAGCAAATGCCGCCATTTAGCTAACAACGGTACGATTTCTTCATCGTCAGGGTCGTAAGCTCTTACGGCTAAAACTTTCGCTTCGGTGTAAGCGGCGCTAGTGACTAAACCAACATGGTCTAGTTTGGCTTCTAGGCGTTGTATGTTTTGCCTGCCGTTCACTGTCGTCGTTTTGTTTCGAACGGGTATGAAACCTACTGACAGGCCGGTAACCATGCCATCGGCCGCCAGGGTGCGGGCTTCTTCGCCGCGCGGGGTGCTAGCCAACTTAAATTCACCGATCAGGCCTTCGCCTGATTTTTCCCACCTTACCGACATGCCTATCGGGTGATTTTGTGTGTTGTGTTGTTCTAGCAACGGTATGCGGGTTCCACGTTCTTTAATGCTTTTGTCGAACGTGTTGCTGGTAAACGTTTCTATGTAACTGCTGTTGTCATAGTTGCCGTGTATGGGAGCTACTAGGCCGGTTAGATAATGGCCGTCAGCTTCGTCGCGGGTTTCTAACGCCGCAAATTCTATGGTTCTGGTTTCTAGGCTCATACTATCGCTTCCATTTCTGGTGCTGTTTCTGGTAAATCTTCTATACGCCTGATTTCCTCACGCGTCAGCCAACCTGCCTCTAATGCGATTTTGTGTGCTTCGTAGCGTTCGCGCCTGTCTGCTCTTTGAAAATCGTCTGTATCGAATAATGCGACCTGTCCGCGTGGCAGTAAACCGCTAAACGATTGTTCTATGCGGGACATGTAACCGCGTAGCGTGAACAATATAAAACTACGGTTATCTTGCTGCACGTTGCTATATGTTTTACTGCTACTAATTGGCACGCCCACCAAATGGGCCGGCACTCCGAAAATAGTGCAGATTTGTTCAGCGCTAAACCTTCTAGATTCTAAGAGTTGTAGATCGTCAGGGCTGAAACTTAACGGCTGATAACTTAAACCGCCTGATAGTACCGCCGGCGATTTCTGCCTGCCGGCGTGCGCCTTCATAAACGCGTTTTTAAGTTCGGTAGCTTCGTCTTGGCTTAGTTCGCTAGGGCTGTTTATTACGCCGCTAGGGATACTGCCATTAACGTGCATTTCGCTAGCTGATTCGTCACCGGCTAAAGATAACGCAAGGGTTCGACGCTGTAACGCTAAGGGACCGGCCCCTTGCAACGATCCGGCCGTTACAATTCCGCCCCTAATGTGCAAGATTTCAGATTGGTCGTATTGTCTACCGTTTATTTTGTAGATTATTTGACCGGCTGAATCTAGCTGCACTGTTACAGCGTCAGGCGCTAACAGTATGGCCGTCTGTGGGAACCCGAACCTATCGTTGTTGCCTAATAAGAAATATGCGTTGCCTCTCATAACCAAACTTGCGACGGTGGCCGCTAGTGTTTCCATGCGGGTTTGATTAGGGTCTGGTTGCCGTAAAATCGCTGGCGTAGGGTCTAGTTTCGTGTCGTCGCGGTAAGCGTCGAACGGTAACGAACCTATCGAATCGCTGATTAGCTGAACGCAACGGTACGCCGCCGGAATACTTAAAGTCGTGCCTTCATTAACGGCTAAACCGCCGGTTAAAGATTGCGGCGGGATATAGCGGTCAGGCAACGTGATATTCGTTGATCGTGTTTCCCTGTTGAATAAACTGTTAAAAATCATTGTTTAGCGTTTTCAAGTGCGGCCCCTAAAACTATTACCATTGCCCCTGCCGCCAACATTGCGGCGGCAAGATTAAGCAGAAGATATAAACCCGCCACTAAAAGGGCGGCCCCTGCTAGCTCTAATATAAGTGCGATATGTTTAATTTTTATCATAGTGGAAAATGTCTCATCTCTAGTGTATAGCAACTTTTTTATCTGGTGATGTTAAACCGGCGACTAATGCATACCGCGCGATAGTGCAAGCTACTAGCGGCGTAATGTCTGCGTTGCTGTTTCGGCTCCACGCCCACTGCTCACCTAACTTTCGTTTGGTAGCGCCGCCTATCGCTTCGTCAAGTCTGCCATCACCTAAATGGGCGATAGTGCCTTCTTCACAGGCATCAAAAAACGACCCACAGGCTTGCCCGTACTGCCGCATATTTACGGGGATAACGTTTACGCCGGCTTCTTCCAATTCGCCGATAAGTGAACTAGCCGCCGCCCCTGAATCTATAACGAACGGCATGTTATATTTTTCATGCAATTGTAAAATACGATCCTTTAGCCAACCGATACGCGTTTCGTTCTCGATCACTTCTAAACAGGTGAAAGCTCCGTTTAAGCCTGCCGCCCCGATACTGGCGCGGTCCCTGTCAGGTGATACATCTACACCAAATACCATGTAGCTACCTATTTGGATATCTTGTCTGGCTAGTGCGGCCCATTTAGCGGGTTCGATAACGGTTTGAGTAACTAGCGACGGCCACACATTCAGCCATTCTTGAGCAAAAATAAGACTGTCTGTCGTCACACTTGCTTCTTGAACGGCGGTTAAAGTCACGCCGTGTTTTTCTTCTAACGTCGGGATAGCCTCTGCCCATGTTTCAGGGTTAAAGGGGTCGTAGTCTTCACTGTAGGGCGTCCATTCGTGCCATGACAGGGCCGGTGAGTCGTTATGGCCTAGTTTCCTGTAATGCTGCAACAGGGTGCTGTACGGGCCGCCTGCGTTGCTGGTGATCCATAGTTGCGCCGATTCTTTAGTAGCCATAGTTGGTTGAATCGCGGACACTAAACGCATGTCATGCGCTAACGCTTCATCTATCACCGCTAAATCAACCGTCAGGCCTCTTGCGCCTGTGTTGTTCGGGGTAATAACGCGGTAGCTGCTGCCGTTATTCATATATAACGCTTCTTGGCCGTTGGCGCGAACATAGCGTTTAATGCGTTTTCTAAACGGTGTAGCCATAAGCAGTTCTACATGCTCATCGAATTTAGCGCGGGCCGCATTTCTATCTTGAGAAGTGAAAATAGTTAGCGTGTTAGGTTTCAACAATTCAAGCGCGATACGAAACACTAGTAACGTGGTTTTACCGTTCTGCCGGCCGACAGTAGCGCCAACAGTGCGATAATGATAGTTGCCGTCAGCGTCTAGCTCTAACGCCGTATCAGCAACTTCTTTCTGCCACTCGAACAGTTCAAACCCTAAAAGGTTCGCTACCTGTTCTAATGCTGGGCCGTGACTGTCACGGTCAGGATTGCGGGCCGTCGCCCATCTCGGTGGTTTCATTACTGCCTTTTTTTAATTCGTTAGTAAACGCTTCTAAAATGAAATCGTGAATGTGCATCTGCATTTTAAGCCAACTATCTAAAACAGGTTCGTAGCGTTCGTTTTCTAGTTTGTCTGCTTGTTCGCTCATTACAGCCAACTATAAATGCAGGCGCGACAGGTATACAAACTTCGACCTTTTAAAGGTTCTTGGTTTCGTTGCTCTAGTTTCTCTTTGTGTTCTTTTGAAGCGCACAACGAAACGTCGCCGCATTTCCTGCAATACACAAAATAATCTTCTTCTTCTGTTCCAATCATTTCTTCTACTTTCTCTATTGTTACATTTTCTAAACGTTTTCTATACCATGCATGGCAACTGTGACATAGGTCGTGATGGTCGGCTAAATTTTCGCACTCGACGCATTTAGCCGCCATTTGATAACTCTTTGCTTAATTGTTCCCACACATCGCTATCAGCTTCAACGCCTAAACGGTCCAGACACTGAAACAACTGAACTATCAGGCCGGCGAACAGGCGGGCATCGTAAACGCCTATTTCGCATTTGTCTAACGCTTCAGCGATACCCAACAGGGCGGTAGCTAAAACGGCGTTAGCGTTCGGTAACGTAGCCAACACGACGTTAGCGGCTTCAGTGTGTCTACCCTTCTCTACCATTCCCGTGACCTTCTAGCCTTCCTGCGGCGATCATTAACAATTTTAGCGCCCAAACGACTATTACAAGATTTACACGCCGGCACAAGTTCACCGGCCCACAATTCAGGACACGGCGCAGAAGCCAACGGCGGGACATGATCAGCCGTATCAGCCACCTTCACACGGCAATAAACACACATAGGGCCACTAGCCAGGAGCACCTTACGCGCTTCGCGATATTTATACGAATAACCGCCCATAACGCTAAAAAACCGCCTTTTCAAACCAGTTCAGGGTTTTCACGCCTAATAGCATTTTAATCGGGGAGATTTTAAACAT